GGCCTCCTCCGTAGGATACGCCTTGAGCCGCAGGGCCAGAGGGTCCGCATATACGCTTGTGAAGATCATAGCGCAGCCTCCTTAGGCAAAGTAAAGCCCACAATATGCAGCGTAACGGCCCGTTCCGGCACCTCGGTGCAGGAGAAGGTGAGGCTGTCCGAACCCTGACCCACCACCCGGATGCCGCAGTCCACGTAATCCTCCCGGGAGTCCTCCGCCGGTGTCACAAACAGGGGCTGCCTCAGGTCCTCCGTGACCCCGGGAACGGAAAGGGTCTGCTCCGTACCCCGCCAGCCGTCCTTTTCCAGGCTTGCCGATGCGGTGAACCAGGCGGTCTTGCTGTCCGCCGTTTCCTGCGCCTTGTCAGCGGCAGTCCGGGCAGATTCCGCCGCAGCCTGGGCCGTGTCCGCTGCGCCCTGGGCGGTGTCCGCCGTGGTTTGGGCCTGATCCGCAGCCGTCTGAGCGGTGTCCGCAGCGGCTTGTGCTTTCTTTGCCGCCGCCAGGGCCTCCTGCTTCGCCGCGGCAATGGCGGCAGCCTGCGGCCCGGACACGGGCTTGTCCATATCCGCCGTGTTGTCCAGATTCCCAAGGCCCAGCTGCGTCCGGGTCACGCCGTGGGGATTGTCGGTGCGCTGTGCGTGCTCCAATGCCAAAGCCTTGGCCTCCCGGATGCCGTCGCCGGCGGCCTTGGCATCGGCGCTGTCGCCGTCCACCGTCAGGCTCCGGTCCACGGAAATGGAGTTGAGGCTCCGGATCGTTCCCGTCAGCACCTGCAAGGGCGTGCCCTTACCCAACAGATTCATGGTTTTCCTCCTTTTCTTCCAGATACAGCTGCCCGTTCTCCACGAACAGGCCGTACAGCCGCGCTGTGGCCCTGTCGATCATCACGCCGCCGGATCCCCCTTCTCCCTGTCCGATCATATCTACCAACCGCAGGTAGGCCCGGGTCACCGCCTGGTTGGCAACAGGCCGGGGAGAAGCCGCGTCCAGCTCCTGATCCACAAAGGGAATGTCTTCCTCCTCCGGCAGGTCGCTTTCCACATCCGCACCCTCCGGGAACAGCCGGAAGATTTTGGGACCGTCCTCGTCGTAGCCGATGATGGTCTGGGGATTGGTAAAGGGGTTCAGCTCGATCTCGTACCAGTAGTCCGCGGCCTTGCTGATGACCTCCCCGATCTTGGTGTCCTCCTCCGTCAGCAGAATCGCCACCTGCTCGCAGCTTTCCTCCACAGGGAAGTCCTTCTGCAGCACCACGTTCTCGCAGGCCTTTTTGCCGAAGATCTTCATTCTCAGCACATCCCCGGGCGCAAAGGTGTAAACGGCACCGTCATTCTCGGCGGATACTGCAAAGGCAACAACGTCGCCTCTCGTGGCATAAATGGACAAGTCTTCGTTCAATGTGTACATATCTCACCTCCAACACAACTCCGTAGGGCGGGGTCATGACCCCGCCGACCAGCTTACAATACCTGCCCTGCTGTTTGAGCCGCTCAAATTTCGATACCGGGTCGGCGGGGTGGTGCTCCGCGCAGCGAATCAAAATGGCCATGATTGCCGGCGGCAATCATACCATAATGCAAATATCCCCGCCCTACGAACTCAGATCCTTGAGGGCTTTCCCGGATCAGGCGCCCACAGGCACCTTGACGACCTGGATGCGGTTCTCGTCGATGACCTTTGCGCCGAAGGTGTCCAGGCCGCGGACCAGGTCGCAGAACCGCTTCTCTGCCCGCAGAGCCTCCACCTCGTTGATCTGACCGGCGAAGGCGATGGCCTTTCTGCCGCGGACGTCGCAGTAGACGTGGGAGGCGTCCTTGCTCAGGTTGTTGGACATGACCACGTCGAAGTCGTCGTACACGCCCACCTTGCCCTTCTTGATGTACTCGGGGTTGTCGGTGGACAGGGTGATCAGACAGTTCTTGAACACGTTGTACACCGCAGGGGAGATCTCGATGACGCCGTCCTCGTCGAAGTCCCGCTCCCGCAGGGCGATGATGGCCTTGTCGATGGCCTCCTTCACCGCCTCCTGGGTCAGGGCGGCGGCGGTGGTGACGTTGGAAACGGTCTTGATCAGCTCCGCCACGTAGGAGTCACGGGCCACCGCCAGCTTGTGGACGGACTTGCGCTGGTACTCCTCCCGCAGACCGGGCACAGACTGGGCCTGGTTCACGTCGTCCACGTAGAAGGCGAAGTAGTTGGCCTGATCGATGGGCAGGACCTGACCCTTGTCGGCCATCTCCTCCACCTCAATGTCCTGACCCAGCACGTAGGGCTTCACGGTAGGCTCGCCCACGCCCAGGATCTTCACGGACTGGGCATAACCGCAGTCGCCCTCATAATCCCGCAGACAGCTGTCCACCAGCTTGCATCTGCGCTCCAGGTCATCCTGAATGTTCTTGGACCAAATGGTCTGAATAAAATTGGTTACTGCCATAAAAAATCCTTCCTTTCTTTTCTCCGGCGCGCCCTTCGTAGGGCGTGGCCATGGCCACGCCGACCCGGTTGCAATCTTCATCCCGCTGCTTGGGCCGCTCAGGTTTCGGTACCGGGTCGGCGGGGAAGTATCCCCGCCCTACGATATCCCCCGTGGGTTTACCACTTCCCCATAGACGCCGCCACGGCCCGGTACAGGGCGGGGTTCCGGTCAAAGTCCTGCCTGGTAAAGCGCAGGGCCTCGTCCCGGGTGTAGAATTCCTTCACCACAGAGTCGTCCGGGGGGTTGCTTTTCATGGTCCCCATGGGTCTGAGATTGCTTCCCGGCAGGGTGCTGCGGTACAGCGCCACGATCTTTTCCGCCGGGGTACCGGGCTGAAACAGGCCCACAAACTCCCGGAAATCCCGGGTCTCCTGCTGGTCCCGGCTTACACCCAGGGCGTCAAATTCGCCGCTGCGCTCCTGCTCCTGCCGGTGACGGGCCAGGGTCTGGAACCGCTGCTTTTCTCTGGGGGTCATCTTCTCCATACCCAGCGCCGCCAGCCGGTCCACCTCCTGTACCACGTCCTCATACCCGGAGCGGATGATCTCCTCCGCTTCCGCCTTCGCCAGCAGGGCGATGTCCCGCTGGTCGTACCGGCTTTCATACTCTTTTCTCAGCTTCGCCTCCCGCCGGGCCAGCTTCTTCCCCAGCAGGGCATCCAGCCTTTCGTCAAATTCCGCCTGGGTGTAGGTCTTTTCCGCCTCGGGAACCTCCATCACTTCTTCTCTGATCTCGTCCATTGTGATCTCCTTCCTATTTTTTCATCGAGGTTTGCTTCCTCCGGATCCGTAGCTTTTACCGACCTCCACGCCTGGTCCATTCATGCACCACTTCGTAGGGCGGGGTCATCTGCATCGCGGTATGATCGCCACCGGCGATCATGAGCATTTTGATTCGCTGCGCGGAGCACCACCCCGCCGTGCGGTATCGCAAATTGAGCGGCTCATGCAGCCGTGCAAAGGTGGGAAGCGGGTCGGCGTGGCCATGGCCACGCCCTACGATCCTCTATTGGAGGCGCTCATGCGGGCGGTCAATGACCGTCCCTGCGATATCCCCATTGGCCTGTCCATCCAAAAACTGCCGTACCTGCTGCTGGAGCAGCTGGGCCTGGGCCTGAATCCGGGCGATGCGCTGCTGCTCCTGCCGGATGTGGCGGATGGCCTCCTGAAGCTTCGCCCTGGGGGCCACGCTGTCGTCGTCCAGGACGCTGACGTAGGTCTCCAGTTCCCCGATCCGCTGGGGCTGGAACAGGCCCTGGGTCAGCAGATTTTCTATGGTCTGCTCCTGGGCGAACCGGTCGAAGGGACTCTTGGGGGTGATGTCGATCTTCACGGCCTCGGCCAGCTGCTCCACCAGCTCCCGGGGCACCGTCAGCAGCTGCACGCGCGCTTCTCCCGTTTCCGGGTCCGTCACCATTTCCTCCAGCACCACGCCGCCCTGGGAGTAGGCCACAAGATACTCCAGCCAGATCCGGGCCAGATCCTCCAGGAAGTGCTTGAAGGTCTCCTTCTGCTCCGTCATGGGGGCCTGGGAGGCCTGCTGTACCGCGAGAATTGCCCGTCCGGAGGCGCTTTCGGGATTGACGCTGCCAGTGGCGGTGTCGCCGGCGCCGGCCAGCTCCCGGGTCACCCGGATCAGGTCCTCCTGGAGCTTCACCACGTCCGGGGACATCTGGGCGGGAGGCAGGGTGCCCACCACCTTGTGCACATCCTCCACCGGCTGTCCGTTGGTTTTCACCATGCCGCCCACGGTGTTCAGGGCCTGGGGATTGGCCACCTTGCTGATGTCCACCACCTTCTGGGGGTAGGCCTGATACTTCACCGTCAGCACCCGCCGGACCTCGGTGCGGTTCACCTCGATCTGGTTGGGGATCAGATAGCGGACCTCGCCCTCGCCCCGTGCGCTGCCCTCCTTCTCCTCCCAGACCATGTGGGCCAGAGGATACAGCCGGATGCCCAGCTCCCGGTCCGGGATGATCTCCACCCACCGGGTGGCGCAGGCGTAATGGACGGTGCCGCCTTCCTTGTACAGCTTGTACACCAATGTCACCATGGGATCCAGCTCCTGCTTCGCCGCCTCGCCGCTTTCCTCGAAGGTGTCGTTGTCGCCGATGAGAAAGGCCAGCTTCTCCCTTTCCACGCCCTCTTTTTCCGCCAGCTCCCGGGCCGCCGCCACCGGCATACGCCTGCGGATCAGGATGTAGGGCTGGGCCTGGATGTCGTCGTCGTTTTCATTGCCGTAGTACACGTCGTTCTTTTTCAGGACCTCGTTCACCGGGAGCCGGGTTTCCGGGTCAAAGTCCACGTAGATAATGCCCTCGTCGTTGATGGCGGCGTCCTTGGTGACCCGCCTGCCCTTGAAGTCCAGCTTGTCCTTCTCCCAGATCCGGGCGGCGTAGCGGTTGAGAAGGGCGCAGTACGGTCCGGACTGGGGCTGGGCCCTCTGGGGAGAGAAGTGGACGGCGTACAGGTTGTCGTGGATCACCGCCAGCTTGTACTTGACGATGGACTTGATGAAATTCTTCTGCACCGGCTCCACGTCCCCCAGCTTGGCCCCGGCCCACTGGTTTCCGTTGTAGAAATTGTAATTGCGGTCCGTGTCCGCATAGATACCCACTCGCCGGTGGTAGCTGCGGCCCTTTTCATACAGCGCCCACACGGGCGTCTCCTTAATTTCCTGAATGTCCATGTTTACCTCCCGGGTACGTCCTCCTGCCCGAAGGCAGTACCGTCAAAATTGTCGATGTTGCGCAGGATGGTCTCCACCCGCTCCCGCTCCCGCCGGACCTCCTTCTGCTCCCTCCGGGGCAAAGCCAGTTCCTTCCCGGATGCCTTCATGCCCAGAAGAAAGCACGCAATATTCGACAAACTGACCACAACCATTCCAATGATCTCCATAAAACCTCCAATCTTCCTCCGTAGGGCGGGGTCATGACCCCGCCGACGCACTTTCTACCTTCGCACCGCTACATGAGCCGCTCCATGTTCGATACCGGGTCGGCGTGGTGGTGCTCCGCGCAGCGAATCAAAATAGCCATGATCGCCGGTGGCGATCATTCCGCGATGTAAATGGCCACGCCCTACTAAACGATGACAATAGCCTCCCCAAAGTCGCAGCTTTCCACCAACCTCTTCTGCACCCCAAACTGCCACT